TGAGTGAATTCGTGAATTGTTGCGGTTTCAAAATACGCAACGTTGTCCTCTAATTTGACTTTGTTGATTTTGCTTTGGAAAGTGACAAGCATTGGAAGAATTAGATTCTCCGAGGTGTCGATGATGTCGTTTAGGTACGCGTCGTTATAGAGGGATGACGAGACGCCAAGAATGGTTCTTAGCTCTGTGGCCGTGACTATCGTTGGCATCTCGCCTTCCTTTCAATCTAGGGGTCTAAGCCAGCTCGGGAGCGGACTGGCTCAGACTATTGAGTCTTACTAAGCGTTATCGTTTGAGGTGTAGCCACCAGGAAGCTTTGGAGCTACTGCCGCATAGCCGTAATACATTACGGAGATTTGGCCGCTTGCGATTACGTTGGTCTGGAGTGTCAGACGTGGGCTTTCGTAGAATGTGAGAGCGTCTGGGTTGATGACGTAGATTGATCCGTCGCCAGTTCCAGAGAGTGAGCGAGAAACGTAGAGATCAAGACCTGCGACGTTACCGCGAACTGAAAGCGGTGAAAGTGCGCCACCTGCGTTTGATGGGTTGGAAGCGATATAGATTGGGCGACCATTGTCGTTCAATCCCATAATTTCAGCCCATACATCCGGGGACACTACGACGTTGCGAGCAAAGCCAAGTGAGCCGGTATATACATTCTTTGCCGCGTTGGCAAAGAAAGCAAGGTAGTTTGCCGCTGTTGCGCCAGCCTTAGCGGTTGATGCTGTTGCGGTTGCGGATGCGCGAGTTACTGCGTAGGCGTCGGTTGCCTTTGCGTATGCGAACTCCATTTGACGGACGAGTTCAGCAAAGAACGCTGGGGAACTGCGGTCGATTAGTTCGACGGAAACTGTTTGCTGTCCGGCGAACTTCTTTACATCAACAGAAATATAAGCTGTTCCCATATCTGTCTCAGAAGGTGCGCCTTCTTCGTTTGTCAATGCCACAGTCGGCGCGGTGTTGATACGAGGCAATTCGAAGGTCATTCCGGAAGCCGCTAGGGTTTCGCGAGAAAGCGCATCGATGAATCCGCGATCGCCATTAGATACGCCATTGATGAGAGTTGTGCTCTGTGGAGTTGGGATAAATCCGGCGTTATCTGTTGTGTTATCAGCGGCGCGGAGGTAAGAACGTGCGTCATCGTCGCCAAGTGCGGCGCGGATGCTGTTCTCTAGGTATTTTGCCTTTGTGAATTCAAGGCGAGGGGCGGTGTAGAAAGCTGGGCGTGATGCCGCAACTGTCTCGACCTTAGCAGCTTCTACCGCTTCTTCGACGGCAGGAACTGGAGCGGTAGTGTCTGACACTTGGTCTCCTTCGGTTGGTTTGTCTGCGTCAGCGGTTGCCGGAGCAGAATCTTCTTTAGGTGCTTCATTCTCTGAAGCGGCAATAACTTCAGCGACTCTTGCTGAATCGATTGCTGGATCTGTGACAAGGCTGACCTCATCGAGTGTTGCCGATGTAATGTTCATAACGCCTCTTACATTAGTCCATTCATTTATTTGCGCACCGACACTAAAGCCATCGCGTAATCCAGTTGCGGCCTCTTCCAAAGCATCATCCGCCGCAAAAGTTTTAGCTAAAACGAACCGGGCCGTAATTCCTGAATCAGTAACTTCGTACTCGGCGAGGCGTCCTATCGGTCTTGTTCTGTCGTGCTCAAGCAATAATTTTACATTCTTCATATCGATTGAATCTTTAGCGAACACAGTTGGGCCGACTGAAGTGTTGCCCTGTTCGTTCCAAGTCACAATAGTTCCGCTGATTGTGCGCTTTACTGTGTCAGCGGCGGTGACAGTCATTGGCATACTAATTTTCATTAGGTATCAGGTCTTCCTCTCGTTGAATCTGTTCGACGCTCATCGCACCGATGCGGTTTAGGATTTCATAAACCTGAGCGCGTTCTAACGCGTTACCGCGAAGGAAATCGTCAAGTGCGAATCGAGTCATTACTGGATTCGGTACAAAGTCCGGTAATGAAAGTCTTTCTTCAATCGCTTTCAAAATTGGGCGCAGAGAGAAATCAACAAGTGATCGCCGTTCAGAGACAGCATTGGAGTAAGTCATAGAAGTCGTCTCTGCGCTCAAGAAGTAAGCTGGGATTCCGCAAGCGCGAGCCAATTCGAGGGCGACGTATTGTCTAGCCTCTGCGAGCTGAAGCGACTTAGGATCGAAACCAAACTCTTTCAAATCAACGTCAGCATTGAGGAAAGCAGTTGAGCGAGTTTGACGAGCAGTCTTCCAAGCAGATAGAAGTGAAGAAACTCTTTCGGCGGTTAGGTTTGTGCCATTAGATTTCAAAATCATTGAAGGGGCTGGCTCTTTTGCGTAATTGACAGCCGCGTTTTCTAGGAATACAGCCGCAGTAATTGTTTTACCAGCTCTGTGAAGTAATCCTTCATCTGGGCCATCAAAGCGAATGATTGACCCGACTCCATTGATAGGAACAGGAGAACCATCAACTCGATAACCGGTGATTTCCGTATTGTTGGAATTAGTATCGACTGTGACGCGGTCTGGACTTACGCGAGTCCAAGCTCTAACGCGGCCGCCGTCAGTTGATGAATACATATCAAGAACTTGGCCGTAACCGACGCCATAAAGCCAAATATCTTCAGCGAGCCAGTTATAGATAACAAATCCAGCGACGCGAGGGTCTGGCTGATTGATGACGCGGTGAGGATCGACATATTGACCGGTGATGCGGTTGAAAGTTGTGAGAGGTAATGAGCCGATAGTTCCGCAGATGATATTCCTAGCGCGAGCTACGGAAGGAACGCTCATCGCTAAAGCTCTTGTCGTATTTGTAGCTCCGCCGAGGATATTGTAAATCTGATCCTGAATCTGAACCGGAGTCAGCGCGGCAGTTACATCAACTGTTTTCGCGGCTTTTACTTCTGGAAAGAAGAAATCTCTAAATGCGCCCATTTGACTAATATTGTAAGGCGAGTGTGTTACATAATCACAATATCGACGCCATCATTGGACTTAGTGGCGAAATGAGTCGCCATCGCCGAAGCAATAGCTCCACAAATAACCGCGTTGCTGACTTTTCGACCCATTACCCATCCGCCATCCCCATAAGGTAGTTTGACAGCGGATAGGCATTGTTTAGTTAGCTCGTCCTGTCCCGAGTGGGCTAACCGCTGAGATGAAATAGCACCTAGGAGTTCATCACAGCTTTGCGCGTAATCTAGACCATCAATCGGCTCAGTCCTAATTCCAGCGGGAGCCAATCTAGCCGCGACCGCTGACGCCGTGCGAGCTGAGTAAGCCACAAGTTGGACTGGATACTTTCTAAACCATTCGGCTAGGTCATTAGCCAAGGCTTTATCGTCTAAGTTCTGCGGATTGTGCCAAGTCTGAAGAAGGATTACTTGGAATTGGTCGCCTTCGAGTTTTTGGCTGGCAACTAAAGCGGCTTGTTTTCTGTCGGGGCTTAGATCAATAGCCAACCAAGTATCGGCTTCAGGGTTGAGTCGAAGTCCCTCAACTTTACAAGCGTCCCATTGGGAAGCGTTGATGACTGGGTTGATGGTATCGACCCATTGGCATAAAACTTCTGTGCGGACAATGTCTTCGGGGTCTGATAAGACAGCTCGAATGTTATCTGGATGGACTGTGTAGCCAAGTGACGGATTAGCTTGGCAGACACCTAGCCAAAAGTCCGGCGAGTTATCAAACTTGATGCCTTGAGGGGCAGACCATTCGAACCAACCAATATCATCCGAAGCGCCGTGAATTGCGGCTAAAGCTCTTTCGCGTAATTTGTTCAAAACTATCGAGTGCTGATCTCCGGCATTTGAATAAACCCATATTTGAGGATTTGGACTAGCCATCTGGGTATAACGCAGGGCAGACCAGACATCCTCGTCTTTATATTCTCGAGCCTCGTCTAAGTGGATAGTTTCAGGGGCGGCGATACCTCGGCCGGCTGAGTTATTGGCTCGGACGATATAACGACGTCCTTCGGTAAATTGCAATTCTTGAAATCCTTTACTTTCCAGCTTCTTAGTAAATTCGGCGGCTAGTCGGGGAGTCTGTTCGATAATGCCGTAAATTTTATAAAACAATTCTGCCGAAGTCGTCAGCTTGTGAGCGGTATGAACCTGCAATTTTTCTTTGAGAACGTAGATTCTAAACAAGATTTGTAAGGCCATAAACGTCGATTTGCCCTGTTGCCGAGCGCATAACAAGGTAACAACTGGGTGAGCCCATCGACCATCGGGTTTGTATTTCAGCGAGTGATGCGCCAACCATTGTTGCCAAGGAAGCAGTTCGTAGCCGATTTCCTCACAAAATCGAATCATTGCTTCGCCGTGAGAGGGGTAATCGGTTAGTTTTGTGTGAATTCGAGGGTTTGGAACACCTCGGTAAGCCGATTCGTCCCTGACTCGGGCTATCTCAGTTGATTGAGTCATATTTTGTCCGGTCAAGCCCGATAGTGCTGAGTTGAGCCATTTTCAGGGAAAATCTTCCCAAT